ATGAGCGGTATGCCCGGCCCAATGAAAGATGAAAACGGCAAGCCTACACGCAAGGCCGCCAGCCTCAAACGATGGAAATGTTGACATGACTCCGATGGAAATGACGCTGTGGAATTCCGTGCTGACTATTTTGGTTGCGGTAATTGGGTACATTATGAATGAGAAATTTAAATCACTTAATGATGTTACTAAGCTACTCAATCGCACTCGCGAAGAGTTTTCTCGTGACCACGTAACTCGTTCAGAAATGCGCCAAGATATGCAGTCCATATTGGATCGGTTTGATAAACTAGAACGCAAGTTAGATAGAGTTCTGGAGACTGAAAAAAATGCCCGCGAGTAGCGCCAAGCAAAAGAAGTTTTTTGATGCAGCAGCACATAATCCAGCATTTGCAAAGAAGGCTGGGGTTCCTGTTAAAGTAGCCAAAGAGTTCTCGAAAGAGAGTAAAGGCTTAAAATTTAAAGAAGGTGGCGACATGAAAAGCGACATGAAACAAGATAAAGCAATGGCTAAGAAAGCCGTTGGTATGCATGAGAAGCAATTACATGGCGGCAAGAAGTCTGACATGACGAAGCTTGCTCGTGGCGGTGGCATTGAAACAAAAGGCAAAACCAAGGGCGCAATGGTTAAGATGGCTCGTGGTGGCGGCATTGAAGTTAAAGGTAAGACCAAGGGCAAGATGCTTGCTCGTGGCGGCAAGACTTGCTAAGGAACTGCCATGATTGAAGCTCCCTCTGGATCTGACAAAGACTCTGATCTTGCGATGGAACCTGCGGTGCGTGGCAAGCGCCGTCCTAAGACTATGCGGACTCCCGGTATGGGCGCTATGGGTGGCGCACCACGTCGTCGAGGGCTTCCTTCTATGGGCGAAATTAAGCAGATGGAGTATGCTAAAGGCGGCTCTGTTTCTAGTCGCGCAGATGGCTGTGCGATTCGTGGCAAGACTAAAGGGAAAATACTGTAATGGCTACCAAAATGACACAAGCAGACCGCGATGCCGGTCTAACGCAAGCCGATGTTGACGCAGGTATGCGCGGCGGCAGAAACGAGCGTATTTCAGACGCGGACAGAGAGGTGGCTCTTGCTAATGCAGGAAAGAATCCTGACAGTATCGTAGATCAATACAACACAAAACCTGCCGCTAAAGCATTCCCCGTGGATATGGGTGGGTCTAAGTCAGCACCTAGGGCGGCGCCCAAACCTGTTGCAAAAGCGGCTCCTAAACCTGTTGCCAAGGCAGCACCAAAAACTGTTGCCCAAGCAGCGCCAGAAGCAATGCCTAATGAAATCCCTAGTGGGTATACGCCCCCAGCGCCAAAGAAAGCGGCGCCTAGTCGTGGCAGCTATGATCGTCCCGGCCCATTTGGTGATTTTATTAATATGATGAAAGGCAAGCCCGGTGGCCCCAAGCTTTATCGTGGCAAGCCCAAGGGCGAGGCAGATGCAGAGGGTTACAAGAAAGGCGGTTCGGTTAAATCTTCCGCATCAAAGCGCGGCGATGGTTGTGCTATGCGTGGTAAAACAAAAGGAACAATGCGATGAAAAATTATGCTGAAGGCGGCATGACGCCGGCAGAGTTGGCTGCGATGCGCTTAAACAAAGGCAAGACTACCGAACAGTTGCTGGAAGAGGACAAGAAGCGCACTATTAAAAGAAAGATGGATGCAATGGGGCCGACTCCTCCCGCTGATGTAGGCGCAACTCGCCCCGGCGTATCCAAGTCTTTAGAAGACATGAACATGGATAGAGATACGGACGCAGGGTACGAATACGCAACCAAAATGCCGGCTATGAAAAAAGGCGGCAAGGTCAAGAAATACGCCAAAGGTGGCTCTGTTAGCTCAGCATCGAAACGTGCTGACGGCTGTGCTACTAAAGGTAAGACAAAGGGACGGATGATCTAATGCGCTCCTCTCGCGGTATGGGAATTATCTCTGAAGCCAAACGACCCGGCGCTAAGAAAATGCGCCGCAAGGATGGGGACGAATTCACCATGTACGCAGAGGGAGGCAAGGTCGGGCTGTACGAGAACATCCATGCTAAACGAAAGCGTGGTGGCAAGATGCGTAAGCCCGGACAGAAAGGCGCCCCATCAGAGATGGACTTTATTAACGCAGCTAAAACAGCGAAGAAAAGATGAAATAATTGCGTATAGTATGTATACTACCCAGTACGCATAAGGAGCAATATATGTACGGGGTTATATATAAAATTACAAATTTAATCAACGGAAATTTTTACATTGGTCAAACAAAAATGAGTCTTATGGACAGATGGTCAAAACATAAATCTGACGCTAGAAATGGCTTTGGATGGGTTTTGGCGTCTGCCATCAGAAAGCACGGAGAATTAAATTTCTCAATTGAAATACTTGAAGAACGCGAATCAAAAGAAGAGTTAAACCTTGCCGAGATAAGAGTTATTGCTGAAACGAAGCCTGCTTATAATGCATGTGCAGGAGGAGGTGGTCTTGGTTCACCATCACCGCAAGTAAGGGCAAAAATATCTAAGGCAATGAAAGGACGAAAAGTTTCTGACAAAACTAGGCAATTGATGTCCATTGCCAACAAAGGTAGAAAACCTTCTCCGGTGGCGACGCAAAAACTGCTTGCAGCCGCGTCAATAAGGCACGAAGGGATTCGTCAAAAGAATTTAAGACAATACGGGTCCATAAAAAAACCAAAAAATAAAAAAATATACCTGAGTCCACATGAGGTTTTTTATCAGAAGGTTAACGCAAAAACAAAAAATGAAAAACTTAGTGCCGTTGCAAAGTTGCAGTATGACAACGGCGAAAGAACGCCAATGACTGGTGACCAAAACCCACGGTTTGGCAGGTCAATGCCAGAAGATATAAAAGCTCGGTTATCTAAAGATAACAGCGGATCAGGAAATCCTTTTTACGGAAGCAAACATACAGACACAACAAAAGAAAAAATGAGGGCCGCACACGCGGCACGACCTCCTGTATTATGTCCGTATTGCAAAAAATCCGGGCAATTGAACGCAATGAAACGATGGCACTTTGAGAAGTGCAGGAGCATTTTATGACTGTCAGCGGATCTACATCTTTTAATCTTGATCTAACAGAGTTAGTCGAGGAAAGCTACGGAAGATGTGGCTATGAGTCCAGAACAGGTTGGGACTTACGCACGGCTCGTATTTCGTTGAATCTAATGTTGGCGTCGTGGGCAAATCGTGGGATCAATTTATGGTCGTTTACTAGTGGGACTATCCCTCTACTTGCTGGAGTTGGTACTTATGATCTCCCCGCCGATACTGTTGATCTGCTAGAACAAGTTATCCGTACAGGTGCGGGGAACCCTGCGACACAATCAGACCTAACAATCTCGCGCATTAGTGTTTCTACCTACGCCACAATACCGAATAAGACTACCCAAGGCCGCCCGATTCAAGTATGGATTGAGCGCCTCAGAGATGCCCCGCGCATTACCTTATGGCCTGTCCCTAATCAAGGTACAGTAGAAGACCCATACTATATCTTCGCGTATTGGCGCATGAGACGGCTTGACGACGCAGGTGATGGCTCTAACACTATGGACGTGCCTTATCGCTTCTACGAGGCTCTGGTGGCTGGCTTGGCGTATCACTTGGCGCTGAAGGTTCCCGGCGGGCTGGAGAGGCTCCAGATCCTTAAGGCACAGTACGATGAGGCTTGGGACTTGGCTAGTTCCGAAGATAGAGAGAAGGCGCCTATCAGATTCGTTCCGCGTATTGGGTATATTAGATAATGAGTAACCGGTTTGCCTCTGGAAAAATTGCCATTGCCGAGTGCGATGTGTGCGGGTTCCGGTATAAACTACGTGAATTGAAGTCTTTGGTTGTAAAGCGTAGAACGACTAATATTCTAGCTTGCCCTTCCTGTTGGACACCGGATCAGCCGCAGCTTTTGTTGGGTGAAACACCGGTAGACGATCCACAAGCATTGCGTAATCCAAGGCCAGACTTTACGGGTTATCCACAAAGCAGGGGTCAGGTTGTAGAGCCGATGGCAATGACAGTTACAACATTTGTTGGACAAGTTACGGCGAGAGCCACGTAAGGAGTTTAATATGGCGAAGTACAGTCAGAAATTTAAAGGTAAAGAAGTCGGTTCGGCTTCTAAATATGCGGAGCCACACACCATGAAAGGCAAGAAAATTAACGCAGCAGGCGCCATGAAGTCTGTGAGTGGCGGCAAG